GAATAAGAGCAAAAGAAAAAAGGGCAACCGCCAAGAAACCCTTTTAATTGAATAGTGAATGAGAAAGCACTTAACTTTAACAAACACTTATTTAATTTATGCTTAATTATAACATGTTTTCTTATATTTTACAAGTTTTTTTCTCTCAAAGAGGAGGAAAAATTTATGAATTTAAAAGAATTGAATTATTTAATTGAAAAATTTGGAGATGTACAACTTTTAGAAATTAAGGAAGAACTTCAAAAAATGGGATATGCTTGTAAGATTGCTGGTGATAAAAATGATTAGAACAATCTATATTATCACAAATGAAGATAAAGTAATTCTTTCAGCTTTTACTACTTTGCAAGCTGCTAAAAATGAAATTGAATTAAATTATTCAGAGTTCCCAGAAAATTTTAATATTGAACCTTGTGCATTGAATATTGATGCTAGATTTATTAATGAAATTAAGAAAGAAATGGGAGGTAAAAATGAAAACTAAGCAATATATAGAATCTAAAATAGTAGCATTAGATAAATTAAGAAAAGAAGCTCTAAAAGAATATCAAACAAAACTTGATAATGGTATTGATGATGAAGAATTATGGAAATATATTAGCACTAAAAAAGTTGAAATCCATACTTTGAAAGATATTTTAAAAGACTAGGAGGTTCATGATGTTAAATAAAAAAATTAGAGAAAAAATATTAAAAATAATGGAATTAGGACTTGAAGTTAATAGCAAAAAGAAAAATACAGTGTTTATTCGTTTTTCAGGACATTGTGAAATTTTTGAAGTAAGTATACATAGTAAAGGTTGGAAACAAGGGCTAGGAGCAGATTTTTTCAAAGATATTTTTTTTAGTAATTCACCAGAAAATGAAGCTAGAAAAAATTTAGATGAAATTATTGAAAAACTTGAAAAATTAAGAACAATCTAGGGCTAGTCCTTAGATAGATGGCTATAAATAATTAGTATTTATGGCTATCTATATAAAGACTAACAAAGGAGTTGAGAGTTATGTTTATAAATGGATTACCACCATAAGCAAGGAACTTTGGACATTGGCAATTAAATATTTTTTACATCTTACAGTATTTTATAGAGGAGGAGATTATTATTTCTTTGGTACTGGTGGTTTGGGATTGCTCATTGGGGTTGAAATAGCTTTTTCCACACTATCAGTAATAGGAGTTTTTACTTGTCCATCTGGCATATGATCTCCCTCCTTTCCTTAAAGTTAAATATTTTTTTGAAATTCAATTATTATATTTTCAAGTTTTTCACAAAGATATGTTGCTTCAACTTCATAACTAGGTTTTGTTTTATTATTATAAAAGGCACTAACATTTTTTAATAAGATTTCTATATAGTTATCTTCTAAAATGTCTATTGCTCCTATGTAACCTTGAAAGCATTGTTTTTTGTTTTGATATCTTATTAATACCCAATGATTGAGTAAATAATTTATCTTTGAATCTTTTGAAGCTATGATATTTTTCAAAATATACTTTCTTCCCATTGTTTGTGATATTTTCGTTTTTCTCATACATAAATGAAGAAATTCACTATTTATCACAAATATTATTATTGCTGAGATTATTAAAGAAAAGATAGTAGCTAATATTATAGCTTTTATTGAAACTCTAAGTTCAAATATATTGCTATCCTCACAAAATAATCTTGTAGGCAAGTAGGATATAACACCTAATGCAAAAGAATAAAGAAGAAATAAATTTGCTTCCAACTTCTTATAGCTTTCTAATATATAGTTAATAAATAATACTCCTACTATTCCTGGAAAGAAAAGTAACAATAAAGCCAAAAATTTTTCATCAAACATATAATACCTCCTATATAAAATACTGTAACTTAATTATACAATATTTATTTAAAAATTGAAGAAAATTCTATTGAAAGATAGGAGGAATAATGCAAGAAAGAACATTTAAACAATTATTAATGAGTAGTAACTACTACACATTAAATAAACAAATAGTAAAAACATTAGGAATAGAACCAGCTTTTTTATTAACAATCCTTATTGAAGCTAGTGATGGACTAGCTGATGATGATGGTTGGTTCTATCAGACTATTGAAACTTTGGAAGAATTAACAGGGTTAAGTAGACATAAACAAAATAAAATAATTCAAGATTTAATAGAAACTAATATCTTAATTCAAGAAAATAGAGGAACACCTTGCCGTAGATTCTTTAAAATCAGTTTTCAAGAAATTGAAAATCTAGTTTTTAAAAAAACGGAAACTAGTTTGTTAAAAATTGACAAACTGGATTGCAAAAAATTTACAAACTACTCTGTAAAAAGTTCACAAACTAGTTTGTTAAAAATTAGCAACAATAAAGAACATAATATAAATAACATAAATAAAGAATCAAATCATAAAGAAAATAAATCATATGAGCTTGATGAAAAATTAAAAACTGTAAAACAATGGTTCATAGAAAATGAAATTACTTTTTCTAAGAAACATAAAGTTAAAGTTTTAGAGCTATTAAAAAATAACTCACTAGATTTTGTTTTAAATGCATTCCAGGAGCAACTGGATATTTTAAAAAATAAATCTGATGTTAAAAGTGTAGCTGCTGTTTTCTCTAATCATCTTTTTAAAGGAACTTGTGAGGTAAACTCTCAGGAACTTGAAAAGAAAGAGACTGAACATCAAAAAATTAAAGAAGAAGAGAGAAAGGAGTGTGAAAAAAATGATAATATTCTTAATGTTTTCTTTGAACTTCCCTTAAATGAACAGGAAAAAATTGAAAATATAATTCTAAAAAAACATAATATAAGCCATTTTTCTCAGTTAAAGTCGAAAAGTGAAACTATGTATTATAGATTGATTAGCCCTTTTATTTTGAAAGAGCTTCAAGAAAAAAATTTAATTTAGAGAGGAGATTTATGTCAACAACAAAAATTAATATGCCATTTGCAAAATGGTGTGAAGTTCAAAAAGAATTTGAAGAAGTTAATAAAATACTTACAGATGAAGAAAAAATTGATTTTGAAAAATATAAACATTGCTCTAGCTATGGAAAATTATTATGGCATTTATATGCTATAAAAATTGGAGCATTTAGAAGTCTGAAAGACCCTGAATTTTATAACTGAAAGGAGCAATAATGCTAAGAGGAAAAATTTATAGTTACACAGATGAAAAAACATATAGTGTTAGCTTCATTGACTACAGAAATAAAAAATTAATAGTTATTTCAAATGGTCAGAAAAAGGAATTTGATTTTAAAGAAGTTGAATGGCTTGAAGCAACTGGATATACTGCTGGAACCTCAATGATTTATAGGCAAGACTTTATTCTTGCAACTAAAGATGATGAAGTTTTATCAGGAATTGTTATAAAAAAATTTGGAGCTTGGCACTTATGTAACAAAAAAAGAGGACTTAGTAAGTCTTTAAGAACTCTTAAAGAATCTGGATACACATTTGTGAATTTAAAAAATTCTAAAACTTATTTTAAAAATAAGCTGGAAAAAAATAAAAAATAGGAGGATTTTATGGGAATTATTTTAGTTAAAAATAACAAAGGTGGAGTTGGAAAAACTTATATAACTCTACAATTAGCAGCACACAAAGCATTAATAAAAAATAAAAAGACATTGATTCTTACCAGCGATTCCCAAAATGATATTTTAAAATTTTCAGGGATAAAAATTGATGATACAAGCAAATTTGGACTTGAAGATTTCATTGAAGGTAAAAGCTACAAAATTAAAAAATTAAGAGAAAACCTTTTCTTCCTGCATCTGCAAGGATATAAGATAAAAAATTCTTTTGATGAGGCTTTTAAAAAAGCTATAAAAGTTTTAAAGGAAGAGTTTGAATATATTGTTATTGATGGTTCTCCAGTAATGGGGTTAGATAATTTATTTATTGAAATATCTGATCATATAGTTGTCCCAACTTTTCTTGATAATATTACAACACATTCTGTTTTGAGTATGTTAAAAAAAGTTGATTTGAATAAGATAAAAGCTGTTGTTCCAAACAGAACAGGTCGAACAAAAATTGAAAAAGAATATTATGATCTTTTAAATAAAAAATTAGGAGCACAAGGAATCCATTTAAGTTTTCCTATTCCACAGATTAGTCTTATTTCTAAGCTAATCGATAATGAAACATTACTATGGGAAAGCAAATCAAAAAAATTAGATTACATAAAAGGTATTTTTATTAATATCTGGAAGGAGATAGACAATGAATAAAAATTTAGAAAATGATTTTGATATTGTTATATCTTCTAAATCAGAAATAAAGGAATTTGACTTCGCTAGTTACGAATTAAATGATGTTGAAATTGCTACTGTGTCTGAGCAAGAAAAAATATTTATGAATACATATAAAAAAATGAAAAATAATCTATTTGACATGTGTTCATCACTGGCATTGATTGAAAAAACTTTAAAGCCTACAGGGTCATTTATGGCTTGGTATAGTTCAAAAGGATTAACTAAAGATGCTGTTTCTGTCTATTTAAAAAGATGGAAATTTTATAAGGAATTTCCAGATTTTAAAGAAAAAATATTTTCTTATTCAGATCAAGCTATAAAAATTTTAACAAATAATGAAATTAAGTATGAAGAAGTTTTAAGTATTTTAGAGAATGACATATATAAAATTAAAGAAATTAGGAAACTATTAATTCCTGTCATTGAAGAGAATAAAAGAGAATTTCTTCCTGCTGGACAAAAGTTTTTTAACTTTAATAAAATTGAAAAAATGAAAAAAAGATCATTGAAGTTAAAAGATGAAGATAAGCAGGAATATAAAAAAGAACTTACAGAGTATATAAAAAAATTACAACAACTAGTGGAGGAAATATGAATTATAAAGATAATTTGATTGAAAAAGCAAAAACTACTATAAAAAGCAATGAATCTTTAATAGAAGACGATGCTGCTGTTGCAATGTTAGGTATTGCAAGAATTATTGCAATGAAGAAAGAAAATGAAGAACTTGAAATTTTTATAAAAGTTTTTAAAAGACTTACAGAATAAAAAGAACTTTATCAATTTTGCACTGCAAGTAACTTGCTCGTGTTGATAAAGCCCTCAGACAGTTTTATTTTACAGTAAGTTATTTGTGGTGTCAAGAAAACAGGAGGACATGATGCTAGAAATAAGAAAAATTGGAGAAAATTTATGGCTTGTAAATGGTGAATACCTTACAAAGGATTATAGCAAAGCTGTAGTTATTGCAAATAAAGGTAAAAAAATTAATGGTTTCACTATAAATAAAAGTAAAAAAGCAAGTTTTTGGAAAAACTTAAAATATAAACTTAATTTTCCATTTCTTCTATTAGAGAGTTGGATGTGAAATAATGAAAAAGATTGAACTTGTAAATAATAAATTGAATGTTGAATTAAAACCAGGAGATATTATTTTACACAAATCAAAATTAGGTATAGCTAAATATGAACTTTTTTCAATAAAATTAGATACTTATTTTATAAAAAGAATAGAAGTTACTAGAAAAAATATATTATATTTCACAGTTTCTAAATTTTGGTTTGTAAAAAAAGGTACAGAAACTTATTTATTAGGAGATGAGGATATTGCATAAAGTGGTTGAAATATATATGGAATGTGGAAATTTTTATGAAGCTGTTAAGAGAAGTGGTTTACCAATATTGGCTGCACATAAAATTTTATTAACAAGTGGTCTTTTAAAAATTCAAGACAAAATAAAATATGGTGGAAAAGCTACAAGATTAGGTGGAGAAGCTGAACAATATTTTCAAAAGTTAGTTCCTGATGCAGTTAATGCTAATAAATATTGGCAAAAAAATAATCCAATCTTTGATTTTTGCTTAGATGGATTATATATAGATGTAAAGTACTCATCTATAAGAATGAGAAGTGGTAAAAAATCTTGGGGTTTTGAATGCAACAATAAAGCAGATATTTATGTTGGTTTTTTAGAAAGTGAAGAAGGGACTGGTTTAAAAGCTCCTTATATTATCATTTTCCCCACTCAATTTATATCTGAAAAAGGTCACATGACTGTAACTGAAAAGACCGATAGATTTCAAGATTTTCAAGTAAAAAAAGAAGAACTAAGTGAACAACTTAAAGAATATGCACAATTAAAAAAAGATGGCTTTTTATAAGGAGAATAAGAAAATGGATATTTTAAAATTAGCTTTAACTGCTCTTCTAGCAGAAAGGAGTAAAAATGAGAAAAGCTCAAAAGACTGTGAAAAGACAAATCAAGATAAATGAAAAGAAAGAAATTAAATTTATAGAAAAACCTACTGAAAGTGAGCTTGATGCTCTTAGTTTAAAGACTCTTTTACTTTCATTAGAAATTATAATTAGTAATCATCAAAAAGTTTGGAAGAATGAAGAAGATGGTTATTTAAATACTTATTACAAAATACTGATTGGTAGATGTAAAAATTTAACATCTGAAATTTATGACAAATGCTATGACAATGTCAAAGAACAGGACATAGAATATGAAGATAATTTCTACACTAGACAAGTAATGAAAGCACATGTTAAAGACTGTGCAAATTCTATTTGGGAAAAAGCACCAATGACCTTGGAAGATAAATTACAAAAGCTTCCAGCTGGGTTTACAGATACTATTCATTCTTGGGATAAACTTATTAAAAATTTTAAATTAGATAGAGTTAAAAAATTAGTCAATGAACTTAATATTAAAGAAGAAGTTCAAGAACTAATAAAATCATCTGAAAAATACTTAAATATGGTTGATAGAGAAATCATGAAAATTAAAACTGCTTAGGGGGATAAAATGAAAGAATTAAAAATAAAAGCTTGGTTGAAGAAAGAAAAGAAAATGGTATCTATTATTGGAATAGATTTTAATTATGAATATATAAGATACACAGAAGATGATAATTTATTTAATTCAGATTATAAGGTTGCTGAATTTAAAGATATAGAACTTTTACAATTTACAGGATTAAAAGACAATGGTGGTCAAGAGCTTTATGAAGCAGATGTAATTAAATTCAATGATGGTGTAGATGATATTTATGGATTAATTTCCTATGATGATGAAGATGGAACTTATCGTGTTTCTTATGAAAATATTACAGAACACCTTTCAGACAGAGAAGGAGACTTTGAAATTGTTGGCAACATTTTTGAAAACCCAGACTTACATGAACAACTAGGATACTAGGTGAGTTAAATGGAAAAAGTTTGCAAATGGTGTTCTAACTATAACAAAGGCAATAGAGCGATTGAATGTTATAAAACAAAGAAGCTAAACCTGTGAATGATATAGTTCTATCAAGAATTTATAGACTCGGCTATTTAAGGTACTGGAATTATAGAATGTCAGGAGGAATAAGTGAGTAAATATAGAGTTGGATTTTTATTAAGTAATAGTCATAGTACTAATGCAAAAGTTATAGATTTAGTTGATGATTGGGATTATACAGAAAAAGAAGCAAAAGAAATAGTAAATAGTGATGATAAATTAAATGAACTTTTAGGAGAATGGTTGTCAGAAGTAATGTGGTCTGAAATAAAATTTTTAAAAACGAAGAAAGAGCAAAAAGAATGGGTGAATTTGAATGGCTAAAAAAATAAGTAAAGAAATTATTAAACTAGCAAAAAAATATTCAAAAAGCAATAATAGAAAGGCTTGTAAAATAACTTGGAAAATGTTTTATACAGGTTTAGGTAGACACCAATATTTTGGGAATGGTATTTATTTTAAATTTAATAAAGGCTACAAAAGATTAAAAGCTAAATCTAAAAAAAGAAATGGTAAAAATACAATGAAAGGTAACAAATATTTATATCAATGTAATTGTGGACATCAATTTGCTTCAAATAAAAAATGGAATAATGGAGAAATATATTGTCCAGAAACAGATTGTAAAATTTGTATAGAAAATTAAATAGAATTAAACTAAGATAAAAAGATTTTGGAATAAAAAGGCTCCACAGTCTTATATTAAAGGGAGTAGATTATGGAAACTAATAAACCAGTAAAAAATGAAGAAATAAATATAATAAAAAGAGCAGTAGTAGAGCAAATTGAAGAACTTTACAATAAATTAATTTTAAAGAAAAAGGCTTCATAAATGGAAAAAGTTGCAATTTATATTAGAGTATCAAAAAAAGAACAAACTAGGGACAAAGGGAGTGATAGCTCCCTTAATCTTCAATTAAAAAAATGTTTAGACTACTGCAAAGAAAAAGGTTACGAAGTCTTAAAAGTTTACCAAGATATTGAAAGTGGAAGAATAGATGACAGAAAAGAGTTTAATGAACTTTTTGGAGCTATTAGTAAAAAAATATATACTAAAATAGTTTTTTGGGAAATTTCAAGAATAGCAAGAAAAATTTCAACAGGAATGAAATTTTTTGAGGAGTTAGAATTATATAAAATTACTTTTGATAGTATCTCACAGCCATATTTAAAAGATTTTATGACACTTTCTATATTCTTAGCTTGGGGTACTGAAGATTTAAAGCAGATGTCTTTAAGAATAAAAAGTAACTTGGAAGAAAAAACAAAAGCAGGATATTTTGTTCATGGTAGACCAGCAACAGGCTACATTAGAGGAGAAAATAAAATGATTATTCCTGATCCTGAAAAGGCTCCTTATATTCTTAGTATTTTTGAAACATATGCTAAAAATTTCAATTTAACTGAAACTGCTAGAATATTTAATAAAACAAGAATGGATATAGTTGATATTATTGATAATAAAATTTATATTGGTTATGTCCCTCTAAGAAAATATGTAAAAGAATTAAATCAAAAAAATAGAACTCAAGTAAGTAAAAAAGACATAAAATGGTATAAAGGACTTCATGAACCAATTGTTCCTCTTGAATTATTTGAATTTTGTCAGTCTATTAGAGAAAAAAATATAAAATCAAGAGTTGTTTATGGAGATTATAAACCTTATTTACTGTTTTCATCTATGATTTATTGTGAGTGTGGAGATAAGATGTATCAGCAAAAGAGAAACAGGAGTTATAAAGATAATACTAAATATGCTTATTACTCTTATTCATGTAAAAATAGAAAGCATAAAAAATCCTTCTCTGCTAAAATTATGGATAAAACTATTAAAGAAATGATTTTAAATTCAAAAGAATTAGAAGATTTGAATAATTATAATTCTAATGATATTGAGAAAAATGAAAAAAAAATATTAAAACTTGAAAATAATTTAAAAGTATTAGAAAATGAGAGAGAAAGAATAATAAATCTATTTCAAAAGAGTTATATCAGTGAAGATGAACTTGAAAATAGATTTAAAGATCTTAATACTAGAATTAAAATTGCAAAAGAAAAAAAACTTGAATTTGAAAAGAATTTAAATATTCCCAAAAATAATGATATAAAACTTTTAGAAAAGTTGAAATTTATTATTGAAAACTATGATGAAGAAGATGTTATAGAAACAAGAAAAATTTTAAAAATGTTAATAAAAGAAATTAGAGTAATATCCTTTTATCCATTGAAAATTTCAATTTTATTCTATTAAAAAGCAACTCTATATAGGTTGCTTTTTTTTATTACTGTGTTATACTCTAAAAAAAAGAGGTGATGTAAATGGAAGATAAAATTCAAAAATTAGCTGATATTATAAAAAATTCTAAATATCTTGTTTTCTTCACAGGAGCAGGAGTTTCAACAGACAGTGGATTAAAAAGTTTTAGGGGAAAAGATGGTTTATATAGCACTTTATACAAGGGAAAATACAGACCAGAAGAAGTATTAAGTTCAGACTTCTTTTACTCTCATAGAAATATTTTTATGGAGTATGTTGAAAATGAATTAAATATTAATGGAATAAAACCTAACAAGGGACATTTAGCTTTGGCTGAGTTAGAAAGAATTGGAGTTTTAAAAGCTGTTATTACTCAAAATATAGATGATTTACATCAAATGGCAGGAAATAAAAATGTTTTAGAATTAC